CATGCCACTGACCACCACATCGTTGTAACGCTCAGTCGCAGCCGGTGCGCTGTACACCACGCTACCGTTCTTGTTCATCACTCGGATGCTGTAGTCGCTGTTGACGTACAGTCGTGCAGGCGTGCCGCTGTTGGATGGATAGCCAGCCAGTGTACGAATAGGCTGGCCTGCCGGGATGGTCAGTGCCGCGTCCCAAAAGACGTTTATGGGGTTGACCTGCGGATCAAGGTTGGCCTGGCCGATCCAGACGTAGCCATCCTCAAGGGGCTGGCCATCGATGTCCGTGAAGATCGGATAGGTGGGTTGAATGGAAAGAGCGCTCATTGTTGGTTCTCCTGGTCAAATTGTCCTGCACCTTGCATGGATTGCACAAGCCACCTCTCGCGCCAGCTCATCTCGCGCGGCATTTTCGCGGCATCGGCAAAGCGCCGGAATGCTGCAGACATGGCCACAGCTTTCACCGTGGCCGCGTTTGGGGTAGTTCTGGTCGCGCCTTCGACGGCCAGGCGTTGAAATTCTGGCGAGGCAATCAGCTCGTCTGCTGCCTTGGCCACCTGGGGCTTGACGCCCTTGCTCAAGGCCGCCGTCAGGCCAGACGCAATACCAGCGCCAGGCAGACCCATCGCCGTGGTGCCAGCCTCAATGGGCAGGCCAATGGCTGCACGCTTGGCCACGCCAAAGACGTTGCCAATCAGCGTGTCAGCGCCCTGCAGCTCCTGCTGGACGGCCTGGATGCGGCCGGTGGTAATGCGCTCGCGGGTGGCTTTGCGCACGTTGTCGGCCACTCGGTAGAGGTCCGACAGTGACTTCCTGGCCGGCTGCGGTAGGTTGTTCATCAGCGCAGCATAGGCCTGCTTGTTCTGCAGCAGACCCTCGTACCAGTTGGCGTAGGTGTTGAAGTTCAGCGCGCCGTTTTGCGTGGCCTTGCCGAAAGCCGTGTTCAGAGCCGAAGCCGCCACCATCTGACGCATGTCCTGCGGGATGGCCTTCAGAATGTTGACCAGCTTGTCGGCATCTCCCTTGGTCAGTGCTTGCGTGGCCGTCGACAGCTTGGTGACCAGGCTCTGATCAAGCTGCTTGCCAAACAGCGAGACCATGTCGTCTTCAAAGCCCTTGCGCATGGCCACCAGGCTCTTGGCCAGCCGGTACTGCTCGCCGCGGCCGACCGTCTCAGCCAGGCTGAACTGGTCATCGTCGATCAGTGCGTACAGGCGCTTGGCCAGCCCAGTGTCGGCATCTGCGAATGGTCCCTGCTGGCGCGCAGCCGCGCCAATGTCGCGCCGCACGTCATCGATCAACGCATAGGTCGGGTAACGCATGCCGACCACATTGCCGGCCTCGTCCTTGATCTCGCGCGGGGTCAGCTTGCGCCGCACCGACTTCTCCAGACTGGAGAGGTTCTGGGGGCCGTCCAGGTCCAGCGCACGCTGCTCGACGAACGTCAGCACGTTGTCAGCAGGGCCACGGGTCTGGGCCGGCACGTTGGCGCGCAGGTCATCGTAGACCTTGTTGGCTCGCGTCTCCAGATTGGTGACCGTCTGATCCAGATTCGTGCGCACCGCCTGATTCATCCGGCTGAGGTCGGTCATGCCGCCGATGCGGGTGATCAGGTCATCTGCCTGCTTGCCGACCTGCTCCAGGCCAGCAATCTCGGCCGCCCTGGCCTGACTGCCAGGCACCGACTTGACGGCCTGCGCCAGCTCACGATAGGCCTGGTTTGAGGTCAGATGGTCAGGCTGCAGGTATCCCTCGATCTTGAGCCTGCGCGCAGCCTCCAGCACCTTGGGATCGGGTGCGGCCTGCTCGGCCAGCACTGTGGTGGATCGACCTGCGCCAAAGCCGCCGCCAGTGGCCTGGCGGGTTGTCGCTGCCAGCTCCTCGGCCGTCATCATGACTGGAGCTGCAGCAGGGGCTGCAGCAGCCGCTGGGGTTGCCGGAGCCATTGCCGTTCCCATTGGAGCGCCTGGAGCTGCTGCTGCAGGCGTCACAGGGGCCGCCGCAGCCCCACCAGGGGCCACAGGAGCCGCGCCAGGCGCTGCTGCAGGGGCAGGTGGCACCTCACCACCTCGGATGGCTCTGACGGCCTGCGGAATGCGTGTGACGGCCTGGCCAGCACCACCGAGTGCGCCAGCCAGCGCCACCTCGCCAGTGTCGAAGCGGCCGCCAGTGGCAGCCTGGGTTGCCTCGATGCCAGCCTGGGTTGCGCCACCGGCTACGACAGCACCAGGAATGGTGGTCGCACGGCCGGCAGGCGTAAAGGCCGCCACCGCGCCAGCAGCTCGCGGAATGTCGCTGACCTGAAAGCCAGGCTTGATGGCATACATCTGACCGTCGATAGACGACTGCAGCACGAAGTTGCCCTTCTCGTCCTGCGTCACCTTGACGCCGGGGAAGTTGGCCTGAATGACCTGAACCGTCTCGGCCGGGTTGGTCATCATCGTGCCCAGGGCCGACTTGAAGCTGGCCATGCTGAAGGTATTCAGCTCAGGCATGCTGGCCCAGTCAGGCAGCGCCTGAGTGGTTGGAGTGGCGCGCTCGGTGCCGGTGACGGCCTCGCGGATGCCACCCAGAACACCCATCGGTTCGGTCTTCTGGAGCTGAAAGCCGGCAGGCACCCTGGCCATGCCATTGGCCACATCGCGCTCCAGTTCCATCATCTCGTCGCGGGTCATGCGGCCGGTGCTGTAGGCCTGCAGGACCGGAGCCGGCAGCTCAGGAATGGTGGCTCGCGCGCCCTGTGGCTGGGCCTGGCCGCGCAGCGTAGCGCCGCGTGGCAGCATGATGTTGCCGCCCTTGACATCAGCCTCGAAATCAGCAGCCTCTTCAGGCGTCATCTGTCCGGTGCTGTAGGCCTGGTAGACCCTCGCAATCGCATCCTGCGGCACAGCACCCATGCTGCTGGCACCCAGAGCACGTTGAAACGTGCTGACCGTGCCGCCCTCCGCAATGGTTGGTGCTGGAGCAGCCGGTGCAGTCAGCTCGCGCACGCCTTGTGAGACGCGCTGCATATAGGACTTGGTGCGTGGTCCCCAGTTCTTGGGATCAGTGCCGCCGTGGTACTCGGCCGCCGCCAGCACGATGTTGCCCTGGTTTCGGTCCAGCGACTCCTTGAGCAGCCGGCCAGCAGCCTCGGCCGCGTTCTCTGGACTGAGGTAGGCATCGATGCCGTACTTGTCCAGCACCGCCTTGCGGGTTGCAGGGATGATCTGGAAAGGCGTGCGAGCACCGGCCTCTGACACCTGGTCAGCATTGGAGCGCTCACCGCGGGTGAGCACAGAGACCAGCAGGCCGCTGGGCAGTCCGAGCTTTTGCTCGGTGTTGGCCGCCAGGTCAGACCAAAACGGGTCTTTGTAGCTGGTTGGGATGTCTCTTGTGGCCATGTCTTATCTCTTGAACGTGCTGCGATCTTCGCTGGCGCGCATGATGATGGCCTCGATCTGTTGTCTCGTCAGGCCAAGCGCAAGCAACTCACCAGACAACTCGCGCACACCGGCCTCCAGAGCTTCTTTTAAGCCTGAGCTGGATTGAACGATGCGATCATTCAAAAGCCGCTTGACCACCGTCTCCAGCTGTTGCGTCTTGGCCGCCACGTCAGCCGGTGCTGCTGCGGCTGGCGCAGGAGCTGCAGCCGGTACTGGCTGCGCGAATGCGCCTTGATCTGGCATTGGCACCGAAGACGCGCCAGCCGGTACACCAGCAGGAGCTGCAGGCATTGGTGCTGCAGGAGTCGCGGGGGCTGGTGCAGCAGGCACAGACATCGTCGGAGCCGGAGCAGGTGCTGCTGGTGCCGAAGCACCAGGCACAGCACCAGTCTGCGGATTGGCCCAGCGCATGTAGCCGCGTCCGGCCACTGCACGACCAGCTTGTGCTGCCGCCAGGTCTTCAGCGCGTTGATCCATGAACTGGCGCGCAAAATCTACATAGGTGGTGCCACGAGGCACTTGGACCCCACCGATCTCAATGTCGCGGGTGGCACGGCCAAGCGAGCCGACTGAGTTTACCCATTCCGACTTGGCGCTCTCGGCCACAGCCTCATACTGTGACATCTTGGCCATGCCGCGCAAGAATGATGCGACAGTCTTGGCATCTGCGTTCTCAGCCGGAAAGCCCTTGAGCGCCAGCTCGATGTCGCGGTCAGTGGCCGGACCAGGAGGTAGCGACTTGATGGCTTGAGTGTTGCGCAGCCTGACGTATTCCTGACGGGTTTGCGTCCATGCGTCCTGGTTGCCGGTTGCGTTCCTGAACCACGAATTGATGCCGCTGAATGTGCCATAGCCGCCGCCCTGCTGCTCCAGGCGAGATGCCAGGTCCAGCATGCGACCTGCGGCCTGCTCTGATCCGACTGCAGCCACCGCCGAGTCGTTGACGATCTTGGTGGCGCTCGGATCAAGCTGGCCGCCTTTCTGGTTCAGCTCGAAGAGCTTCAGTTCTACGTCAGACTGCAGCTTGTCTCGGTCCAGCTTCAGACGGTTTTGGTCCAGCACCAGCCGGCCAGCTCGGTCTGCGATCTGGCTGTCCAGGTTGCGGATGTTGGCTGCGGTCTGCGTGTTCTCCAGCGCCAGGCGGGTCGGGGTATTGGCCGTGACCAGCTCTTCTTTGGTGGCACCTGCCTCAGTGGTACGAATCTCGGCCGGTGCCTTCAGCGCCTGGATGGACGAGGTCAGCACCTTGTCGCCGCCAGGCACGCCGGCCAGCATGATGCCGATGGTCTTCTGTGCGCTCTGTGGGCTAACCTCGGCCATCTGTGCCCAGGTCTCGTAGGCCTTGGCTTGCTGCTCACGTCCGGCATTGCGTTCAGCAGTGGCGCGCTCTTTCAAGAGCTGGATGCCGATCTGTGGCTGGTTCGAGCTGAAGGCCGACATGACCTGACCACCGAAGCGCAGCTCGTTTTCTTGGCGATCTTTGGACAGCGTCTCCCAGTTGGCGCGCATGCTATCAGCCTCTGCTTTGGGCAGCAGCATGGCCACGTTGGTGAAATCGCGCGCAGTTGGGTTTGGGTTCTGAATCAGAGCCTGGACCTGCGTCTGCAGTGCTTGTCTGCGCTGCAGGTCGGCCTCCTGGGCCTGGCGCTGTGCAGAGATGTCAGCGATGGTGGCACCGATCTTGAAGCCGGACAGTGCCGCTTCAAAAGGGCTTTGGACATTCAGTTGGTAGTTGATTGGCTGGACCATGTCAGGCTCCCTTATACCTTGCCGTAGTCGACGGTGAGGTAGCCACCGGACTCGCCCACAGCGTCAGGATAGACGCCCAGCACTTCTTGCGCCATTAGGCCGACCTGTCGGCCGCCACCCCAGACGTACTCGAACTCGTAGACGCCCAGGCCGTCCGGCCTGGTGCCCACGCGGGTGATGTTCTTTTTCAGTCGAATGTCGCTGAAGATGTTGCCGAAGCCTGGCGTGCCGACTTTGGCACCGTACTGCATGCCCAGGAACTGAGCAGGCAGGTTGAGCACGTTGGCAAAGGCCTGACCCTGCGCCAACTCTGCGCCAGCTCGTGCAGCGCCCTGTTGGCCCATCAGGTTGGCAATGTCAGCACCAGTGCGCAGTCCAGCCGTGGCCGTACCTGCAGCCGATGCCTGACCAAGCTGTGCAATGTTCTGTTGGGTGGTCTGGCCAAGTGCTGTCAGGCCGCCGAGACGGCCATACTGCTTCTCGATCTCGGCCTGCAGCATTTGCGGCCGGAACTGAGCCAGGGCCGCCTGGATGTTGCCGCCACGCAGGCCGCCAGTGGCCGAAGCACGCTGCAGCAGCGCCTCTTCACCAGCGCGCACCTGCGCCTGGTAGCCTGCACCACCCTCGATTCCTGCAATGGCCGCCTGCTGGGCCTCTGGGCCGCGCAGCCCGAGCAGTGCCTGCTGCTGCTCCAGCGCAGGAGCGCCGGCAGCAGCGTAAGGTTGCAGGCCAGTGATGGCACCTGTGCCAGCCGTGACGTAGGGCTTGAGAATCTCTTGGATAGCATCGAACTGTCGACGCTGCTCTGCAATGCCAGCTTCACTGGCTGCGACTTGTGCGCCAGCAGCCTCACTGGCTGCATTGCTTTGCATGATGCCGCCGACGACTTGCGTGCCGCCGACGACCAATGCGGTTACTGGATCAGGCATGGCTGAACTCCTTCATGTAGTCTTCGAGTGTTTCACCGTACAGCGCCATGACCAGGTGAGCATTGTCTGTGGCGTACTTGATGCCGTGGCACAGCGCCATCACCATCATCACTACATCGTAGTAGCCAGCGCGCCAGACGTAGGAGCGTGCGTCAGCATTGCCAGCGCGCTCGGCCTGGTCAGAGCCTTGCCACTTCAGGATCATGGTCGCCACAACAGGCGCAAGGGAAAGAGAATTGGCAGCCCAGAAGCTGTTCTGGTTCATGCCGACCAGTGTGTTCCAGATGACTGCGTTGAGGTCTTCGCGCTCGACAGGATCGCCATCAGCCACGTCATCAAAGACCTGGATGGCACCCCAGAGCATCAGCAGCCACTCAGTGGCTGGCGCAGGAAGCGCCAGAGCCCTTTGCAGGTTCTCTTTGAGCCACTCAGAACTTCCCATGCGCGCAACCCTCCAATGGTTGGATGAGCTGCTGGTGGCCCGATAGACTCAGCGCCCTCATTTTCCCACAATCTGCCATTTGGTCAATCTTCCTCGAACTCGCGCTCTTCCCAGGCCTGGCAGGAGCGCAGGTCGTGGCAGATGAAGTCGAACTTGTTGCAGTAGCCGCGGAAGCCTGCGCCCACGTCCCACTGGTTCCAGGGAATCTTGTCCATCTTCACCTGAGTCATGACCGAGTTGTCGTAATACTCGCAGTTGGAGCAGCGCCTGCGCCTAGCCTCTGCCTCGTCGCACTGCATGGCCTTGGCCAGCGCAATCCAGTAGGGCTTGTTGGCACCGCGCTCGTTGCTGGGCTTTTCAGGGCCGAGCATCCAGTCGTCGATCACCACCTGGGTGTTCTTCTTGTTCTCGGCCGCCGTGATGAATGGCTCCTCGTAGGGGATACCACCAAAGCCGGCCAGCATCATCTTGGGCATTTTTGCGTCTTCCATCTTCAACTCCTTCAGGTGATCTCGCGGCCGGAAATGCGCAGTGTCAGCGAGGTGGCGTTGCTGGCTATGGTGCTGATGAAGGCACCAGGGTCCAGCTCTTGGCCGACCAGTTCAGGGCACAGGTAGGTTTCGCCAGGCACGACAGTGCGGTCGTCGATGATCAGGTTGCTGTTGCCAGCGCTGCCACCTACTTGCACCAGGTTCACGCTGAACGTGCGGTTCACCGTGTCGGTGTTGGTGACTGTTGCCTTGTCAATCAGCGCCTTGGCAGCCGTGGCCGTGTACTGCGTGGTCTGCACGGTCTCCATCTGCTTGGGAGGCACAAGGGTTTTTACGATGACGGTCATTGGATACCTCCGATGTTGTTTGCGACAGTGAGAATGATCGACGGAATGCCTGGATGTGGTGCTACAGGACCAGAGGCCAGAAGCTGCACGCCAAGATTGCTCACGCTGAACATGACCTCGACGTAGTCTCCTGCCTTCAAGTTGAAAAACAAATTCAGCGCCACAAACACTTCAGCATTGTTGCCCTGAATTCGCACTTGGCTGGCTGAATTGGTGACATCAGCTCCATTGAGTCTGAACCACACATAAAACTCTTCAGCCGTTGCGACTGTAGAGTCGAGCTGGACGGAAATCTGGAAGTTGTAGATGCCTTCGGTGTCGACGTAAATGCGCGATGTTGGCGTGCCAAGGTAGACGCCATGACTCAGGTCTGTGGTGTTGAATGTGATGGCCTTGGCCGTGTTGATGACCGTTGCAGTCTGCGTGGTGGTGTCGTAGAACGAACCATACCGGCTGCGCTTGAACTCGCGCTTCGGTGGCAGCATCTGCAGCCCTTCAACAGCCTCAGCCAGCCTGGACAGCAGTGCCATCGCCTGGTTGGCTTTGTTCTCTGCTGACGCAATGCTGACTGCTGTTTCCTGTGCCAGCATGGCGATTTGGTCCAGCGCTTGTGTGGCCTTGATGTCACTGACCGAGCAGCAGACAGCCACTTCCTGCGCCAGTGCAGCGATCTGACCGAGTGCCTGCACAGCCTTTGTATCGGCATTGCCGGCCAAAATGGTGGCCACCTCCACCTGATCAGGGGCCACTGAAGCAGCCACCGCAAACAGGTTCTCGAACTGCTTGATCTGCTCGAAGTCCTTCAGAAACGTAGCGAGCTGATCTCGGGTCAGTCCGAGTGGCGGGATGCGTGGATTGGTGGCCATCAGTAGAGCAGCCCTTCAATCTGCGCCTCAAGCCGTGCGAAGGCCAGATGCGCATCGCTGTCACCGCGGAAGCGCTGGATGCGCCAGTTGCGCATGCTGCCCTGCTGGAACCAGGCCAGGCGCTTTTTGGTGTTGCCGATGGTGCCTGCACGCAGTGGCCGGTCCTGGCTCCAGGATTGGCCGTCCAGGCTGTAACTGGTGGTGATGACCGGGTCGACGCCCAGAGCCACGCGGCCGGTCAAACTGACCAGCTCCAGCTCGTGGAACAGCGCACCGTTGCCTTCGTTGTAGGCAATCAGGGTGCCGAACTCCCAGCGCACCTTCTGACCCCAGTGCGTGCCGATGGTGTCGACCAAGTAGCCGATGTTGCTTGACTGCGGATCACCGACCAGCCACTTGTCATAGGCCCACACCAGGTTGCGCGCACGGTATTGGCTGAAGCCGACGACCGTGGTCGTCAGCGTGAACCAGACCAGCTCGCCAAGCTCCTGAGATGCTGCTCCATCGTAGACCAGTGTGCGGTCTGGCAAGTGGATGTAGAGGTGCTGATGCGACTTGTCGTTGCGCGCCTCCAGCTTCACCGTGGCGAGTTGCGCCTCGGTGTACTGCAGCAGGATTTCATCGATCTCTTGCGTGCTCACCTTGGTGGCTGTGGCGTTTGCACCCATGTAGATGCCTGGAGCCTCGTTTCGGCCGCTTCCCAGAAATGCCACCTGCTCCATGAAAACACAACAGCCGAACGTGCCGATAACGCCCTTCTGAATCTGCGCACCGTCGATGCGTTGAAACGGGAAGAACTCGCCGCCCACATTGTCGAACACCTCGATGGTGTTGCGGTTTAGCGCGTAGACCTCGTTGCGCAGCTTGACCAGGGCCACTACCGGATCAGGGTCTACCTCAGAGCTGCCGTACTTCAGCGGATTGACCTGAGTCGGGTCTGACAGCTCAGTCACCACCAAGTTTGCACCGTCAGTGGTCATGAAGTAGCCATCCACCCAGCAGAAATCCAGCACCAGCCCAAGATCAGGATCAGTCACCTGCGTGAGGACGCCATTCCAGTAGTACAGACGGCCACCAGACGCAATGGCCAGCCGGTCGAAGCTGTAGTCCATTGTCACCAGCGTGTTGATGGGACCACCCACATCGCCTAGCACGGTCACAGCGCCATTGCTGGCCACTGTCACGAGCTTGGTGCCCATGACTCGGTAGCAGGTGCCGTTCCAGTTGATGCCGCCGCGGTCGACGCCAGGGCCGCTGCCGTTGGCCACGATGCCGTCACCTGGCCGCAGGAAGCCGGAGCTGATGCCGCTGTTCTTGGGCACCGGCACCATGTTGACCGGGTAGGACGTGCGGAAGTCCGGGCCGTTGTCGGTGTAGATGCCGTTCAGGATTGGAATCTGCATGGCCTCACCACTTCACCTTGTCTGCCCAGTAGGCAGCGCTCATCTTTCCCTTGGCGATGTTGCCGGCATGCCTGGCCTTGAACGACTCGCGCCTGGCCTTGTCTGCCTTGGACTCGCCTTCCCTTTTGGGGCTGCCAGAGACGCCCTGCTGGCCGAACCTGATCGTTTTGACCTGGTCGCCAGACTTGGCCACCACGACATGCGACTTGGTCGGGTGCCCAGGCGTGCGCTTGGGCTTGTTGAAGCCCTCGACGCCTGCGCGCTCCAGCCGTGGGTCTTTCTTGGCCGACATGATCAGGCAATCCGATACCAGGAGTTGGTGGCCTGCACGAAACGCATGCGGAAAAAGTCCTCGGCTGCCAGCGTGGTCGGGTCGCCATAGGCCGCTGCTGCTCCGTTGAGCGCCAGCGTGAAAGCCGTAATCTGCTGCGTGGTGGTGATCAGTACTTCGGTGCCGTCAGGCGTCTGAGTGTTCAGAGGCAGCGTCACCGTGCCGGTGGCCAGCGTGCCGGCCGGCTGGATCAGCATCCACTGCTGCTGCGACACAGGTGTCGGCACGGCCAGGTTGAAGCCGGTGCCAGGCGTGTAGACGTTGGTGGCCAGCGTGGGGCTGGCAAAGGTCTGCTGGAAGTAGGCCAGCAGCGCACTGATCGGCAGACGCCTGGCATCGCCGTTGTTCGGGCTGTAGATTGGAACCTGGTCACCAGGCGATACCTGGGCCAGCAGAGGGAGTTGGTAGATTTGCGGCATGGTGTGTTCCTCAGTTGTACTCGATGGGGCCGTCCGGGCCTGCAGTGACCGGATCGACCGGCTGACTCAAGAACGGGTTGTCGTACACGCGCCAGGGCTTGTTGCCGGCACCGGATGGCATCGTGTTCGGGAATTGCTGCTCCAGCGGGGCAGTGGCGCGCTGCAGCAGCGTGTCGTAGCCCTGTTTGGCCGTGGCCTTGGTCTCGTTCATGACCTGCTTGCCGTAGCTCGGAGCCAGCCGGATGCCCAGGTTGCAGATGATGGTCTCATAGGCCGAGTCCGGCACGTTGGTCTGCTCATCGATGCTGCCATCCTGGGGGCTGGACGGGATGGGGTAGCCGAGCCGGATGCCCTTGCCGTTCCAGTCGGCCATCATGGCGTCCAGTCGACGCCTGGCCGACTCAAGCTGCTCCGGCTGCAGGTCGAAGACGTAGGACGCAAGGCCGATCTCCTCGAAGGCTGCATAGACGAACTGGCGCTTGCTGTATCCCATGTCACTCTCCTGATGTCTGCTGCGACAGCGCCGTCTCGATCAGGCTGGCCAGCTTCTTGTCGGACGTGCGCTTGTTGAATGGTATCGCCAGCTCGGTGGCTTTGGCCTCCAGCTCTGCACGAGTCGGAGGTGCGTTGTCATCGACAACAGGTTCAGCAAGCGCAGGTGCTGGGGCTGGCGCAGGCTTTTGCTTTTTGGCAGCCTTGACCATCGATGCGCGCCGTTCAACAGGCGGTTTCTGCTTCACAGGCGTGCGCCTGGGGTTCTTGGACTTGCGCCCCATCAGATGGCGCGCTGCCAGCGGTCCTGCTGCCTCAATGGCCGCCTCCAGCGTCATGTGCCAGCCGGCTGCCAGCTTGGCATCCAGTTGCGCCTGGCCATGCATCGGCATGGCGTCATAGGAATAGCGTGCGCGCTGGATCGAGCCAGGCGCGCGATAGACGAGGCAGGGGAATGTGGTCATTTCTTGGCCTTCGGTTTCTTGGCGGTCTTGGCCGCGGCCTTGAATGCGGCCTCAGTGGGAGCGCCTTTTGTGCCAGGCTTGCGCATGCGCTCAGGCGTCTTGCCTGCAGCTTTCTGGCGCTCGATGCGCTCGCGCTTGGCGTGAATGTTGGCGTAGAGTCCGGCCTTCACTTCTTGGCCTTCTTCGGTGCTTTGCTGGGCTTGCCTGCAGCCTTAGCAGCCATGCGCGCAGTGGACAGCGCCACAGCGACAGCCTGCTTTTGCGGCATGCCCTTCTTCATCTCCTTGGAGATGTTCTTGCTGATGGACTTCTGCGAATAACCCTTGGTCAATGGCATGGTGATCTCCTTGGCAATGGGGGGACCGAAGTCCCCCCACTCTTGCCGTCAGCTTACTGGTTGAACAACAAGATGCCGGACATCTCGGGCTGCTTGTTCACCACACCGAACAGCGTGTCCAGACGATACTTGATCGTCATGCTGTCGATGTCGTAGAACTTCTGCATCACCACTTCGATGTTGTTGTCGGTGGTAGCGCGCATCACTGCGGTACCAGCGTCAGACGGAA